AACATCTTTAGTTGTTGATAGTGCTAATGCGTTTAAATTCATCGTAGATGATATTGAAACAAATATGTCACATGTCAACTTTAAAGAAGTTGCTTCAAGTTCTGCTGCATACGCATTGAAAGATGCTTACGATGCTGCTGTACTTGTAACTATGTTTGCAGGTCTATCTGCCTCATCACCTAACCACGTGTTAGGTTCTGACAGTGCTACTGATTTAGCATCTGGAACTTTTGATGGAACAGGTAACCTAGACATTGGTTTCGGAACTGATGAACATGACCCTCTAGACCTTATGAGTAGAATGGCAAGACTATTAGACGAACAGAACGTACCTGAAGAAGGTCGTTGGTTTGTTGCAGGTCCTGACTTCTACGAAGTTCTAGGAAGCTCTAGTTCTAAACTGTTGTCTGTAGACTACAATGCCGGACAAGGCTCTATTAGAAACGGATTAGTTTCTAGTGGAAAACTTCGTGGCTTTGAAATGTACAAGTCAAATAACATAGCTGCCGCATCTAATGCAGCAGGTAAATGTTTGGCAGGTCACATGTCTTCTACGGCTACTGCAAACACAATTCTATCAACAGAAGTGTTGAGAGACCCAACTTCGTTTGGGGATATTGTGAGAGGTCTTCATGTTTTTGGTGCGAAAGTACTTAGAGATGAAGCTATTGTTAGTGCATTCTACGGAATAGACTAACCAAATAGATTTGGGAGGTGTAATAGCCTCCCTTTTCTTTTATTTTTATAGTATAAACTATATTTTAAAACAAACAATATAACTATTTTTAATTAAATAGAGGAGAAAAAAAATGGCAAACCCAGTCATAAATATAAGAGACACAGGGCGTAACTCAGCTAAAACAGCAGATGTTCGTGGACTTGCTGATAATTCAGTTAATTCGTGGACTTCAGCTACTACAGGAACTATTGCAGTAACTGCTGACGCAACTTATGATGTTTCATTTACACAACCGGCAGATACTATTATTCGTAGTCTTATCGCAATTCCCGCAGGTAACATTGTTACAGCAGGAGCTTCAGGCGATGATGTTGATTTCGATTTAGGAACTGCAGCAGGCGGTGGTCAGGTTATTGATGAAAAAGCTATCTTAGATGATGGTGGAGCAGCAGTAACGTGGACAGCTAATGCACCTTTGTATATTATTCAAAATTCACATGGTCACGCAGCCAATGCCTTTGTAGGTACTGGAGTAACTGCAGGTGTAGTTGGTGGACCGGCTACTTCAGAAGCAATCGTTATTGCATCTACTTTGTATAGTGCAGCAGCTCGTACACTTCATGCAAGGTTAAAACCTTTAGCAAATGACCTTGCAACTGGAGCTACAACTGTGACTTATTTAGTCGAGTTTTTACATTTAGATGTATTACCTGATTAATTCTTAAAGTAGTCAAGTGTCAAGGGTAATTAATAAAGATTACCCTAAAGTAGAGAGGAGTCTCTGGACTTCTCCTATTTTTTAAAAAATTATTAATAGGAAGGAAATATGTGGGATTATAATAAATGGATAACTAACCATTACAACACAAGAATCGTTGGAAAATGGTTTAAAGAAGAACCTAAAAAAACAAAAGAAATTAAAAAAGAAGAAAAGTAAATGGCTACTACATATTTAGGTTTAACAAATGAAGTATTAAGAGAGTTAAACGAAGTTGTATTGACTTCTGTAACTTTTAGTACTGCTACAGGTATACAATCATTTATAAAAGATTCCATTAATAAATCTATATTTGATATAGCTAATGAAGAACCACAACTACCTTTTTTCTCAGCAGGAGTTAGTGGAGGAACAGACCCTTTCTATGGAAATGTAACTGTAGCTTCAGTAGCAGGAACTAGATGGTATACATTAAAGTCTGGTAGTTCTAGTATTACTACAGACTATTCATCAATAGACTGGGATGATTTTTATTTAACAACAATAAATGTAAGTGGAGAAACAACTCCCTTTGTTTCTACTGGATTAAAATTTTTAACACTAACAGATTGGAAAAGATACTATAGAGATAGTGAAAATTCTGATGATGCAGAAGGTTCAGATGCTTCACACGGAGAACCCATATATGTTATTAAAAGCCCAGACCACAGAAAGTTTGGATTAAGTCCAATACCAGACAAAGTTTACAATGTACACTTTTATGCATTTACAAAACCAACAGCTTTATCAGCACATGGTGATACTATTGTTATGCCAGAACAGTACAGCAATGTAATAACAGCACGCACAAGATATTATGTGCATCAATTTAAAGAAAATATTCAACAAGCAGCTTTTGCTTTAGATGAATATAAAAAGAACATGAAGACTATGAAATCTAATCTAATCAATCCTGTTCCTAACTATGTGTCAGACGACAGGACTTATTTCTAAATGGCAGCAGGACAACCATTTTCAGTAGACTTAGTTGGTGGACTTGTTAAGTCTACTAACTCTTCAGCGTTATTAAAAAGACCGGGAGTTGCTACTAAGTTAAGAAACTTTGAAGTATCTGATGAAGGTACTTACAGACGAATAAATGGATTTAGTTTATTTGGGGATACGTTACCAAATTCTTCAGAGGACATAGAAGGTTTATTAGTTTATGCAGACGGTTTAATAGCTGTAGCAGGCAACGATGTATTTTTTAGTCAAGACGGAGAGAGTACTTGGTTACAATTAAACAAAGCAAGTGTTGCAGGAGGAGGAGATAATTATAGTGCCTTCACAGGTAGAAGCGAGTTATCTTTAACAAGCGTAGACCAGTGTGAGTTTGCAGTTTTTGAAGGTGCGTCTGATTACGGTGAAGTAGTTATAACAGATAAGAGTGGTACTAACTTACCTTTCTTATTTAAAATGACTGGAACAAATGCAGATGTAACTACTAGAACTTTTTTTGTAAGTCAAATAACTATTGATGGTTCTACTAAAGCTAAGTTTTGTACAATACACGATAAGCATTTAGTAGTCTCTGGAGACCCTTCTACACCAAACACAATTTATTATAGTGGTACTAATGACATAGATAGTTTTAGTAGTACAGGTTCAGGCAGTGTAACTTTAGAAGATAAAGTTGTAGGCTTAAAAAGTTTCCGTAATGAACTATTTATATTTTGTCAAAACTCAATATTTAAACTACAGAACATAAACAACTCTAGTACTGTTGCTGTTGTACCAGTTACAAAAAACGTAGGTTGCTTAGACGGTCAAACAATTCAAGAAATTGCAGGTGACCTTATATTTTTAGCACCCGATGGATTTAGAACAGTTGCCGGTACAGCTAGAATTGGTGACGTTGAGTTAGGCACAATCAGTCAGGCTATACAGCCAATAATAAATACTATTGCTAATGGTGCGGATACTTTTCAATTTAGTAGTGTTGTACTAAGAAATAAATCACAGTACAGAATGTTTTATAGTACTGTATCAGATAGTCAGTTTGTTTCAAGAGGTGTTATAGGAACACTAAGAACTAACGGATTTGAATGGTCAGAAACATTAGGAATATCAGCACCTGCTATTACATCAGGCTTTACTAGTTCAGGAGTAGAAAAAGCATACCACGGTGATAAAGATGGTAAGATATACAATCATAACACAGGTAATAGTTTTAACGGTACAAGCATTGAAGCAGAATATCAATCGCCTGATTATGATTATGGTGACTTAGGAACTAGAAAAACTTTAGACTACGTTAAACTTGCTTTTACTCCAGAAGGAGACTGTCAACCATCACTTAGAGTTAGGTTTGATTATGACAGTTTAGATAGTCCACAACCTGCTGACATAGTTTTAAGTTCAATACCAAAACCTGCTATTTTTGGAACAGCAGTATTAGCAAGTCAAAAGTTTGGTGCAACAGAACAACCTTTAGTACAACAAAATTTAACAGGCAGTGGACACAGTAATTTTTTTAAAGTATTTAGTAATGATACTAATGCACCATATTCAATAAACGGACTATACGTAAATTATAGACCATCAGGAAGACAATAGGAGATATATATAAATGGCTACTTATGTAAGACAAAGTTCATTCAGTGATGGAGATACAATTACTGCTGCACTATTTAATAACGAATTTAACCAATTAGTAAACGCATTTAATGTAAGCACAGGACATACCCATGACGGTTCTACAACTGGTGATGGTGGACCAATTTCTAATTTATTTAGTAACGCTTTAGTATTTGGTACAAATGCCAACACAGATGTTGCTATAACATTTAACGCCACAACAAACGATGGTGTTTTAACATGGATGGAAGATGAGGATTACTTTAAATTCTCAGACGACATACTTATAAACTCAACAGAAAAAGTACAATTTAGAGATACTGGCTTATACATTTATTCCAGTGCTGACGGACAACTCGATATAGTAGCCGATACCGAAATCCAAATAGCAGCTACCACAATAGACATAAACGGTGCTGCAGATATTTCAGGTAACTTAGGCGTTGGTGGTAACTTAACAGTTACAGGTACTACTACATTTAAGGGTGGTACAATTACAATGGGTGATGCTGCTACAGACAACGTAGTATTTGGTGCTGACATAGACTCAAACATTATACCTGATGATGATAGCACATACGATTTAGGTAGTGCTTCTCAAGAGTGGAGAAACCTTTATATAGACGGTACTGCACACATTGATACGCTAGACGTAGATGTAAATGCTACTGTTGCAGGAACTTTAGGTGTTACAGGCATAGCTACTTTTACTGATGATATAATTATTGGTGACGGTAAAACTATTGGCTCTGCTTCAGATGTAGATGCAATAACAATAGCATCTAACGGACAACTTACACTTACACAGACTTTAATAGGCACAGCACTAGATATCTCTGGAGACATTGATGTAGACGGAACAACTAACCTAGACATTGTTGATATAGATGGAGCTGTTGATATGGCTACAACTCTTGCAGTTGCAGGAAATGTAGATTTCAATGGTGACCTAGATGTAGACGGTACTACAAACTTAGATGTAGTAGACATAGACGGAGCTGTAGATATGGCTTCTACACTAGCAGTTGCAGGTGTTTTAACAGGAGCATCTTTAGATATTAGTGGTGACATAGACATAGATGGTACTTCAAACTTAGACATAGTTGACATTGATGGTGCTGTTGACATGGCTACAACTCTTACAGTTGGTGGTGAAATAACAGCAGCTAGTTTAGATATATCAGGAAACGTAGACATAGATGGT